GTGCTGTGGTCGAGGCTATGAAGGGTGAGGATGGTGGTGGTGGGGGTGCGGGGGAGTGTGCCGTGGGGGGGGCGGTGCGGGAGGAGGGGGGGGGTGCTGGGAGGGCGGTTGTGGGGGCTGGTGGGGGGGATGCGGGGGCTGCTGCGGGGGAGGCTGCGAGGGCTGCTGCGTTTGATAAACAAAATACAGCCCTCACTTCCCTGCTCTTGAATGAAATGGGTATTTCTTTTAATAGTAATGGAGAGCATTATGAGATTTGATAGCGGATTTTTGACTAAAGCAGGCAATGTTGGTATGCAAGTTGTAGATGGGCATGATGTATTCTCTGTCTATCGCAATCAATACGGCCAAGTTATAACCAGCGAACAGGCTTCTAAAGAACAAAAGAAGAAGATGATTGATATTTATCTTCGTAAAGAGCCTCTCTATAAACCTAAGAAAGCAATTCCTCCTTGTATAGGACATGCTTTCCATCATGACGATTTTATTGCTATAGGAAATAGCTGATATGGTGCCTCAAACGGAGGGAATATCAAGTTGGCGGCCTATTCAAACAGCGCCGAAAGACAGTACCCCTGTCGATATCTGGAGGGAAAGCTACGGAGGAGAAAGGTGCCCGAACATGCAACGTATTGACCTTGGAGAAGGTAATGTATTCTACTCTCCAATTGTCAGCGGGCCAGCTTGTGTAAGAGATGCCACACATTGGATGCCAACACCTACTGCACCTAATCCTAAAGGGGATAGCTGATATGGTTAGAGCTTTGCAAATTCTCACTGTTTTATGGATATTATGCGCATTCTCCGCTATATATCTCGTTAGCCTTCATTTTATAAGAGGTTGTTGATATGGTAATTAAACGAAAGCTCAATCTGGAAAGAACAGATTTTCAATGGCGGCCTTGGTTTGCTTGGTTTCCTGTTAATGTAGGGTATGGAAAGACAGCTTGGCTCCAATGGGTAGAAAAGAAGCGTCTAGGGGTCGGATGGGTTTATAGCCTCTAGGCTGGCTTCTAATGCGTAAGTAAGGGGGTAGCTTAGGCTTTCCTCTTACAGCCCCTTCTAGGGGCCTTTAAAGCTGTTTAAACAGCATTCCTCTCCCCTTAGCTCAATTGGAAAGAGCAAAAGTTTTCTAAACTTTAGGTTAGTGGTTCGAGTCCACTAGGGGAGGCCAAATTCAGGTCGGTCATTCGCAGATATGGTGAAATCGGTAAACACAGGAGACTTAAAATCTCCCGCTTATGGCTTGAGAGTTCGAGTCTCTCTATCTGCACCACTTTTATTAACGGCTGAGTCCAGTGGGACATATGGAATTATCACGTAGCTCCGCTAAAACGATTAGTTAGGACTCTGACAACTACAGAGAGATATGAAAAAACACACGACACAAGAAATAACTGACAAGGTGCAAGCGGTATTTGACGCCGAACATGCAAAGCACTGCTACGCGGGATGGAAATCGAGGGGTTGTATAGAAGTTAAGGAGAACACGTCTGAAAGGGTGCGTGTAACAATTAGCTGTATGTACGAAGCCCCGTCGCCGACTCTCGATGTCTTGATGCAGTTGGCTGCATTCTTCGGAACTAAGAACATCAACGACGACAACCGTTTCGCATCTATCGGATGCGAAACATGTGACTACGGGTCAAGTTACGGTTACACGCTAATCGTGCGACCTGAGAGTTCTAACAAACTATAGGAATCTATATGTACCTCCTTTTGATATATCCTGAAGTCGCTAAAGAAAGCGCATTGAAGCTAGCTGATGCTCTTGATATTGAAGCCCTAAACCCTTTTAATACAGATGAGAGGGATTTTACAGAATATACAGGGGTAATTAATTACGGATGTAATCGTAAGATTACATACCAGAATATATTCAATACAGCTAAGGCTGTCTCTCTTTGTGCAGATAAGGTATCAACCTTTATTACACTGAATAAAGCTAATATCCCTACTGTGGGGTGGATAACAGAAAAAGGTGACATTCCAAAAGAATGGAAAACTATTGTTGTTCGTAATCAGATTAATGCAGCAAAGAATGAAGGAATGCAGTATGTAGAGCAAGGAGAACCCGTTCCCTTTGCTCCTCTTTATACCGAATATTTCCCTCATACAGAAGAATATCGTGTTTGTGTGTTTAATAAGCAGTTCTCTGTTGCTTACGAGAAGATAGAAGAGGAAGAAGGAACTTGGAGCCTTATTAAGAGAGATTTCAAATATCTTTCTTCTATTAAAATGGCTTGCATTGAAGCAGCTAAAGCTCTTGATATTGATTTTGTAGGGTTTGATGTCTTGGCTAATCAGAAAGGGGAGTTTAGGGTATTGGAAGCTAATTCAGCCCCTATCCTTACAGATGAAATGCTTTCCCTATTTCTTAAATACTTTAAAGGGTGAGATATGCCTTCATTGATTCAAGCTATTAGAGAGGGAAGCAGAGAAGCTAGAATTAACGACTGCTGCCACTATGGGTTCAAAAGAAAAAATAATACACTTTCATTAAATTTTAATAGGATTTGTTTCTTTGAACTAGGAGACAGAAATGAAGTTAAAGGGCCAATAAAAGAACTTAGATTTTTTATTAATCAGCATCAGAAGTACAACAGTAACCGTCTATTCTATAAATATTGGAAATGGGTTATTAATGAATCCCCTTTCTCTAATGCATTTCTTAATAAGAAAGCAAAGCCATCGAAATATCTAGTTAATGGTATTAAGATGAATGTGTCTAAGAACTCTACTTATGTTGTAGCCGCAATGACAGCTTTGAGAGTGGCTTATGAATTTCCTAAGTTTCTCGCTAGTTGGTATTCCTTTCAGAAGAAAGGGCTTAGTAAAGAACTCTCTTTCGTCTTAGCTAATCTTTCGGATCATGAAGGGCACATAGGGGTTCCTAATTCTAATCATGCTGTACTGGATATTGATTTTACAATCGACAGCTTTAAAAGTTTTAAGAAGAAAGAGATGCCTCGATTCCTGTTCCGAATGGGGATGGATTGTTTCTTTCATAACTATCGTGGAGTTTTTTCGCTGTTTAACCCTTTTAAGGGTGACCCTTCTACTGTTTATTCTCTTCTTAAGCCTTTCCTTATACAGAGAGGAAGGGGGTGGGGTACGTATTCTGAAATAAACTGGAAAAACACAGAGCTTATCAACAAGCTAAAGGAGATTGACAAGTGAATATCTATATCGAGCAATCTAGCCAAGAGTATCGAGACATGTTTAAGAGGGTCGGTCATTCGGTTGTCAGTGATCCGCTTAGTGCCGATTTGATTTGCTTTACTGGGGGTGAAGATGTAACACCTTCTCTTTATGGGGAAAAGAAACATTTTCTTACAGGTAATTTTCAGCCAAGAGACGAAGCAGAGAAGAAGCTATTTGAGGAAGCTGTAGAGCTTGATGTTCCTATGGTTGGTATTTGTCGAGGAGGGCAATTTCTTAATGTAATGAATGGTGGCAAGATGTATCAACATGTAACCAATCACTGTAGAGACCATGTTATAACGACATCTAACGGTAGAGAGATACTAGTTAGCTCTACGCACCATCAAATGATGCGAGAAGGCCCTTCGGGGGTTGTTCTTGCTTATGCTAATGAAGATGGGGATAAGGAATATATGCCTTCTCTTGAAGATATGGCAACTGCTCCTATCTTTGAGAAAGAGAATTATGTGTATGATCGAGAGGTTATCTTCTATCCTCATACTCGCTGTCTCTGTTTCCAGCCTCATCCTGAATTCTTTTCTCTTCGATATCAGGACATGACAGATTATTTCTTTTCTTTAGTTGATTCACTTCTCCGAAAGGGTTCTTAAATGTGTGGAATTGTTGGCGCTGCCGGCTCTCTGGTTGTTAATGATGAGAATTGTTTTAAACAGCTTTTAGTCGTGGATTCTGTACGAGGAAACGATAGCACAGGGATTGCTTCTATTCTTCGTAATGGGGAAACCAAAGTGATTAAGCAGCTTGGTGAGCCTTTTACTCTCATGGAATACCCACAGTTTAAGCAAGCCTTTCATGGGCAAGTGCAATGCTTGATTGGCCATAATCGTTTTGCTACAACGGGAAAGATTAGCAAGAGGAATGCACACCCTTTCGACTTCGATACCCTTGTCGGAGTTCATAACGGAACTCTCACTTCAAAATATGAACTGTTTGAACAGAACCTATTTGATACAGACAGCGAAGCCCTCTACAATCACATAGAGAAGAAGGGCCTTAAGGATGCAATTGACAATACACAGGGGGCTTATTCTCTTGTGTGGTATGATAAAGAAAAGAAAACTATCAACTTCTTGCGTAATAAAGAGCGCCCTATGTTTGTAGCCCTATCTAAGGATAAGAAGAAGATGTTCTGGGCTTCTGAAGGGTGGATGCTAGAAGGGGTAATGTGGCGTAATAACATTACTTGGCTTGATATTAGAGAAACGGCTGTTGACCATCACTATTCCTATGAAATCCCTAAAGCTGGTGAAGAGTTTACTAAGGCCAAAGTCACTAAAATTGAACAGAAAGTTGTAATTAAAAATTTTACGGGAGGGCAGACTGGTTCTGCTAGGGCTGCCCATACCGCTTCCCTTCCTGTTCCTTCTCTACCTGTCAAGAAAACTAAGGATTATTCCTTGATGTACATCGGTTCCACTCAGGTATTTGAAGCTGTATGGTCGGGGGTGAGTATTAGTGGGGGACATTATGTTCAAATGCGCTGCCCTAAGATTCCTGAATGCAACTTCCGAGTGTTCTATAAGAATGAGGAAGAGAAGCGTAAGCTTCTAACCACTAAGAGTTGGTCAGGAAAGGTAAGAGAAATCTGTGAAGCCAACTCTGAATACCCTTATTATAAGGTGGATTATTCTTCACTTACCGCTAGCCCTATCAAGAGTTTAATTGTTAATATGCTTTCTAAAGTGACAAAGAAGGATCATAAAGGGAACAGCATTGGTAAGAGAGAGTTTAGCGATAAATACAAAAGTTGTTGTTGGTGCAATTGTAATGTTGAATATGAAGAAGCTTTTCGTATCATCAGTGAAAAAGATGTATTATGCTTTAGCTGTCATAGTGACCCGGAAGTAGCGCAATATCTTCCGAATATCCTTTAAGGGAAATTAAATGAATATTTTAGTAGGATGTGATCCAGAAGTATTTGTCAAGCAGAGAGGGCTTTTTCGGTCTGCTCACGGCCTCATCATGGGGGATAAGAAGAACCCCTATCCAGTTAATAAAGGGGCCGTACAAGTTGATGGGATGGCCTTAGAATTCAATATCAACCCTGCTGCCACTTCAGATGAATTCATCATCAATATTGAAGAGGTGTATGCTACTCTTCGTGCAATGGTTCCTGAATATGAAGTAGTGGCTGTACCTGTTGCGGATTTCGATGAAGCCTATATGAAGGAACAGCCAGCAGAAGCATTAGAACTTGGCTGTGATCCTGACTTTAATGGATGGGAAGGGCAGGCTAACCCCAAGCCAGATGGAGGTCGGTCATTTCGTACAGCTTCTGGTCATGTCCATATCGGATGGACTGAAGGAGAAGATGTCAATAGCCGAGAACACTTCTATAAATGTTGTCATATGGCTAAGCAGATGGATTTCTTTCTAGGTCTTCCTTCTATTGCTTACGATAAGGATGCTCGTCGAAGAGAGCTTTACGGTAAGGCAGGTTGTTTCCGTCCTAAGCCTTATGGAGGGGAGTATCGAACCCTCTCTAATGCATGGCTTAATTCTAAAGAGAGAATGAAATGGGTGTTCAATAATGTCCAAGAGGGGATGCATCGTCTAATTAATGGTGATCTTCTTGCAGAGAGATACGGAGATATTCAAGACATTATTAACACCTCTGATTGGAACAAAGCTAAGAAAATTCTAAAAGCAGAGAAAATTGAGGTGCCAAATGTATGAAGATGTCTCTCTAGATGATTTAAAAATTATTCTAGAATCCTCCATTATTCAATGGAAAGGGGAGCCAATCTATGTTAGCAACGTCTCTAGAGGAAAACTCGAAGCAAGAGCATCAGATAATAAGCAGTTATCTATCGAATTGAAAGACCCTGCTTTAGATTTCTCCCCTGTCCCTTTGGGGATGTGCAATAGAGATGGAAGGGCTTTTTTTATTACCCGAAAAACAGGAAGGCAATGGTGTCAAGGGTTGACCTCCGAGAATTTCAAAGCTTATTCCCTTCTCACTAATTCGTTTGTCAGTACATCTATATTAATGGGCGATCTTAAATGCATGTTTGCTACAGTTAAAGGAGAATACCCTTCTTTAGAGGAGGCAACTAATCTTCTTGAGAAAAAAGAAACCGAAGTTGTCGCATTTTCTCGGATGTTTGCTGTTGATAAAGAGTTTAAATTATACTATCGAACAGAGAACGTAGGTGTGCTTAATGACGACCTTTCCCCTGTATTCCTTAGGAACAGAGGGTATTTGAAAGAGGTGTTTTATGAATGATGTTGCAGAGAATGATTTAGAGTTGCGTATAAAACACGAACCACAGGCGCAGCCATTAGGGTGGAGGGTGGTTCAGCATGTTGATATTGCGGGCCCTATTAATCGTAAAGGAGCTGAACCAGTAAGCGTACCTCAAAAAGAAGAGGTAGAAAAGAAAAACCATACCCTTAACGATTACCTTAATGTAGGATATGCTGGAGCTTTTGGAATTGAAATTGAATTGGAAGGAAAAAATCTCCCTATTCTAGATAGGAATAAGTATTGGTCAAGGAGAAAAGACGGCTCCCTCCGAGGGGGTATGGAATATGTTTTCAACGCCCCTCTAGATTTGAAAGAATCAATTAAAGCAATTGATTTTTTGAATAAAGCTCTTATTAAATCAGATGCTCAATTAGATTATTCCTTTAGAACTTCTGTACATGTTCATGTTAATGTGCTGAGCTTTACTAAGAAAGAACTAGATTCGTTTTTATACCTATCCCACTTATTTGAGGACGTACTCGTTAAATATTCTGGAGACAGCCGAGAAGGTAATCGTTTTTGCCTACGTACTAGGGATGCAGAAGACAAAGTAGATCAACTCAAGCAGCATATTAGAGAGAAGGATTTTAGATTCTTTGAGAAAGAAAAAGTGAAGTATTCTGCTATCAATCTCTCTTCTATTGGAGAATTTGGTAGCGTTGAGTTTCGTTCGATGAGGGGGACAACAGACACTGCTATTCTCATCCCTTGGTTGGAAGTGCTAGGGAGCCTTAGAGACATTGCAAAAGGTTTGACGATTAAAGAAATTGCAGAGGCTTATAAAAAAGATCAAGGGGGTCTTTATCAAGCTGTCTTTAAAGAGCATTCAGAACGGTTTTACTATCCTGAGATGTGGCAAGACATGCGTCAAAGCTATCTAAGGCTTATTGAACTACCTTACCTATAGGAGAACTAACATGAATTTAGAACAGAAGCTAGCACAAGCAGAAGCCCTTGTAGCCGAAGTGCGCAAAGAAATGGCTGCGGCACAAGCGCCAAAATCGTGGCCGCAGATCGGCGACAGGTATTGGACAGTATCTAGCACAGGTCGCGTAGTTGCCGACAAATGGGCAAACACCGTGATTGGCCAAGACCGCCTTGCCATAGGCAACATCTTCCGCACCGAAACGGACGCCCAGCGCGAAACTGACGCCCGCATGGTGCTCGCCGAGCTACGCCGGCAGCCGGGACGCAAGGTGTTTGTGTATGGCGAAAGCAACTGGGGAGTCTCTGTGCAGGGGGACAGCGTTACCACAACACGGCACATGATTACTAATGGGTGTTGGCAGTCAATAGGTTTCTCGGCTGAACAACACGTCTTCGCCGCCATCGAAGCTGTAGGCGAAGACAACATCCGCGCCGCTGCGGAGTGGCTGGGCCGGGGAGGAGGGTGATGATTAAAGACAATGGATTCTGGCTTCTATACTGGGCCATCGAGGGCGATCTAGAATCATGTGCGGAGTTATCAAATGACATACGAAGAACAAATTGTAGTAATCCGAGCCAAAGCACGCGGCGAGAAGATTGAGCGGCAGCGACTAAGCTCTCCCGACTGGCCGTGGGCGGTAATGCCGGATTCTGAGGCTTTTAATTTTGCGGACTTCATCTACCGCATCGCTGCCCCCGCACCCGTTAAGCGCCGAGCAGAGTGCTGGAATACTGGCCACAGTCTTATATGGGTACCAAGGCCAAGCTCATTTTTTCCCTTGGTTGAGTTTAAGCGCGTCCCGGCGCTCGATAAGGAGTGGGGAGAATGACAACAAGCGACATCTTTACAATAGGAGATAAAGTATAGATGAGAAATGTTACTAATGATGTATTTCTCTCAGGCATGGAGACCGGCCCTGTTGTCTCTTATTACCACCCGAGAAAGCATGTTACAATTGAATTTGATAACCCTCCAGATGACTATACTCAGCATAGAAAGATAGTCCCTCTGATTACAGAATGGGATGAACTTGATGGGGTGTGCTATAAATTAGGTAAATCAATAATGTCTCATTTCCTTAATAAGGAGCTTTAATGACAAGTGTTGTAGTAGATAGGCTACCTCATGTCTGTGGCTCAAGACGAGGGCTTAATGTATTTAGTAATGAAGACGGTTCCTATAGCGGGTTTTGCTTCGCATGTAAAACATATGTTTCTTCCCCTTATGAAGACAAGCCAGAAGGGTATAAACCTCCAGTTAATTTTAGGAAAACCCCAGAGGAAATACAAAAAGAATTAAAAGCTATTGAAGGATTCAAATCATTTGCAATTAAAGAAAGGAAGCTCAAAAAAGAAACCCTCGAATACTTTGATGTCAGAGCTAGTGTATCTGAAGAGGATGGGGAGACACTTGTTGCGCATTATTACCCGTATAAGAAACAGGGAGTATTAACAGGGTATAAATGTAGGCTTGTTGAAGAGAAGAAGTTCTGGGGTATTGGTAATGTAAAGGATGCTGATTTCTTTGGATGGGATAGAGCAATTCAAACAGGAAGCAAGCGGCTATATATTACTGAGGGAGAGCTTGATGCGTTAAGCTTGTTCCAGATTATCGATGACAATACTAAGGCTGAATACAAGGACATCAAGCCTGCTGTAATTAGTTTAGTCAATGGGAGCAGTAGTGCAGGTCGGTCATTCGCCACATATGCTAAAGATATTCGACAGCATTTCAAAGAGGTAGTTCTTGTCTTTGATATGGATAAACCGGGACAAGAAGCAATAGAAGATGTGATGCTTGTCTTTCCAGAAGCAATTGTAGCTAGCTTACCAGCTAAGGATGCCTCAGAATGCCTAGTAGAAGGCCGTAGCAAGGCTTGCTTCAATGCCGTAGTGTTCAATGCTAAGAAGCCTAAGAATACCCGTCTAATCAACGCTAATAGCCTTTTCGAAGAGGCTAAGAAAGTAGCTGAATGGGGTGTATCGTGGCCTTGGAAGCATCTTACAGAGACTACTAGAGGAATTCGTTTGGGTGAGACAATCTATATTGGAGGGGGTCAGAAATGCGGTAAAAGTGAGATTGTTAATACTCTGACTGCACATTTCATTCGAGAACATGGATGGAAGGTGCTTCTTGCTAAGCCAGAAGAAGCTAATGTTAAGAGTGTTAAGATGGTCGCAGGAAAAATGGCTGGTAGAATTTTCCATGACCCTAAAATCCCTTTTGATGAGGTGTCATATGATAAAGCAGTTGAGGAGATCAGTGATAATCTCATTCTTATCAACCTCTATCAACATGTAGGGTGGGATACACTTAAAGCAGACATCAGAGAAGCTGCGCACGAAGGCTGTAAGGCAATATTTATTGATCCAATTACCAATCTAACTAATGGAGTGAATGCAGCAGATGCCAATACGAAGCTTCAAGAGATTGCTCAAGAGCTTTCTGCTATGGCTCTTGATCTCAATATTGTTATTTTTATCTTCTGTCACTTGCGTAATCCTGATGCCGGCCCTCCTCATGAGCGCGGCGGGGAGGTTCTCTCCTCTCAGTTTGCGGGTTCTAGGGCTATGGCAAGAAGCTGTAACCTTATGCTTGGAATTGAAGGAGATAGAGACCCAAACCTTCCAGCAGAACAAAAGAACATAAGGACGTTAGTGCTGTTAGAAGATAGGGAATACGGAGAAACAGGGAGGTTCCCTCTTTATTGGGACAGTAAGACAGGCTTGTTTAATGAAATGGAGAAGGTATGATTGAATTTAAGGCATGGCCTAAGATTCCTAGAGTAGAAAATAGAAAAGAGTTTTATACTGAAAAGCTAGATGGAACTAATGCTTGTATTATTCTAAGCTACGCTAGTGGTGTAATCCCCCCAATGGCTGGATTTGTAACTGAGGTCGGTGTCTTGAACATTTGGGCACAGTCGAGAAGGAGGTTTATAGCCCCAGAAGATGACAACTATGGATTCGCAAAATGGGTCTATAATAACTCGGATGAACTAGCGAAACTTGGAGAAGGGTACCATTATGGAGAGTGGTGGGGTGCTGGAATTGGTAGAGGATATGGTCAAACAGCTAAAAAATTCTCTTTGTTCAATACTAAACAGTGGGGAGAGCATAACCCCAATACCCCTGCTTGCTGTAATGTAGTTCCTTCTATCCATGCTGATAATGTGGAAGAGGCCAAAAGAAAGCTGATTGAGGGAGGTAGCCTTGCTGCACCTGGGTTTATGAATCCAGAAGGTGTTATTGTTTTTGAATACCAAACAGAATCCTATTGGAAGGCAATCATTAATAAATGAATATCAAAATTAAGAAGATACATGAAGATGCAGTTGTTCCTTATTATGCTTCAGCAGGAGCAGCTTGCTTTGACCTAGTTGCTATTGAAGATGTAATGTTAAACAATACAGGAACCTTCCGTACTGGTCTTTCCTTTGAGGTTCCTTCTGGATATGTAATGCTTGTATTCTCTCGTTCTGGCCACGGTTTTAAGGACGATGTGCGCCTCAGTAACTGTGTAGGGGTAATTGATAGTGACTATAGAGGGGAGGTGATGGTGAAGCTCCGAGCAGATCAGAATCGTAAGGCATATTACAAAGGGAATAGAATTGCTCAAGCTCTGATTCTCCCTGTAGCTCAAGTTGAATTCACTCCAGTGGATAACCTTGGGGTTACTGATCGAGGCTCTGGAGGATTTGGGAGCACAAACCCATGATGTACTTTATAATGTGTGGAGCTGCTCTTTGCGTCTACACAATTAACATCTTTTATGCAGCCAAGGATGGAAACTTTCACAGTGTTATGGGGTGGATATCCGCCCTCGTTTTATTGTCCCAAATTGTAGCAGAAAGATATTATGCGCTACCTCATTGAAGAGCATTATAAGAAAAGCCTCTCTCAAGATGTAAAGCGAATGAAAGCTTACACTGCTAATAATGAACAGGATGCAGAAGATATTGTTCAGGAAGCGTATGTAAGGGCTTTACAATATGGAAAGGCTTTTGATCCTATTAACGGAGAGATTGGGGCATGGCTGCATAAAATTATGATTAACTGCTTTAGAGATTGGAGAGCAGACAACTACCATCATTCTGATGCTATTGAATTTGATGAAGAGCTCTATGAACAAGATGTAACAACCCTTGACAATATCGATTCTCTTGTCTATATTAAAGAGAACATTGAGAAAATGCCTGAAGGGGAAGAAAAGGAAGTATTGTTCCTTTATTTCAGCATTGGCCTTACGCTAAGAGGTGTCTCTCATATTTCAGGAGTAACTTACAAGAGAGTCTGGAATATCCTTCATAGGTTTAAAAACAAAATAAGGGAATAGCATGCATAAAAGAATCTGTATTGGGGACTTAGAAGCAGATGGCCTTTTAAATACAGCTACTAAGATTCACTGCGGGGTATTTAAAGATATCAATACAGGAGAGGTTTTTAAATTCACTCCTGATACCCTGGAGGTTATGCTCCTATTCCTTGATACAGTTGATGTTCTGATAATGCATAACGGAATAGGATATGACTGGCCTTTATTGGAGAAATTGTATGGATATAAATTCAAAAATCAACGAGTCGATACTCTCGTTATGTCTCGCCTTCTCAATCCAAAGCGCATTGTTCCTTTCAATTGCCCTAACAAGAAATGTGGGCCTCATTCTGTTGAAGCATGGGGATGGAGAGTAGGGAGAGGGAAGCCTGAGCATAACGATTGGAGTATCTTCTCAGAAGAGATGCTTCATCGGTGCAGTGAAGATGTGGAGATTCAGTTTCTAATCTACAAAGAGCTTATGAAGGAAGCTTCCGGTAAGAACTGGAAGAATGCATTCAAGATGAGCTTTAAGCTGTTTCAGCTTCTACAGAAGCAAGAAGCGTATGGTTGGCTAGTAGATCAGGAGCATATGCATAGCTGCATCCATCAGCTTCAGCATTGGATTAGCAGGATTGATAGAGCACTAGAGAAGCATCTTCCTGTTATTTGTGAAGTATGGGAAACAAAAGAAAATGGAGGGTATAAATATGTTAAGAAACCGTTCCTCAAAAGTGGTGAATACAGTGCCTCTGTTGTTAATTGGTATGGTATTGATGTTGGGGGTGTGGAAGGCTTTCGAGTTGTTGGCCCTTTCACTAGGGTTTCTTTTAGGCGAGTAGATTTAAATAGTAATGATGAGACAAAAGAATTCCTAATTAAATCTGGATGGGAGCCTTTAGAATGGAATACAAATGACGATGGAGAACGTACTAGCCCGAAGCTCAGTAAGGATGATCCATTTGAGGGAATTAATGGAGGAGTTGGAAGACTTGTGGCGAAGAGGGTTCAATGCCGACAAAGAAAGTCTATCATCGAAGGTTTGCTTACAATTATTAGACCAGATGGAAGAATTGCGTCAGTCATTAATAACCTTGCAACTACAGCTAGAGCGACACATAGAGGAATTGTAAACATCCCTAAAGCAGGAAGCTTCTATGGTAAGCAGATGAGAAAGATATTTACTAGTAAAGAAGGATTTGTTCTAGTGGGTACAGACTCAGATGCTTGTCAGATACGAATGCTTTGTGGGAGAATGAATGACCCTCAATACACTGATAACGTTTTAAATGGGAGAAAAGAAGATGGCTCTGACATCCACTCAGTTAACATGCGAGCTGCTGGATTACCAAATAGAGACGCTGCAAAAACGTTTTTCTACGGTTTCTTGTTCGGAGCCGGAGATGCTAAGATTGGCAAAATCGTTAGAGGAACTAGCCAAGATGGTGCAAGACTTAAAGCCCAGTTCCTCTCCGGACTTCCCGCCCTTGGCAGCTTAATGGAAAGGTTGTTAAAAGAATGGAGAGCTACAGCTAAGAAGAGGGTAAATGTAAAATGGAATAGAATAGAATACTATGATGGGTATATCACAGGACTCGATGGACGTCCAATCTATGTCCCTTATGAGCATCAGCTTCTTGTGTATCTCTTGCAATCAGATGAGGCTATAATGATGCAAGCAGCTTATATCAAAGTGCATCAGCTTATGGAGAAAGAAGGGTATGTTTATGGAGAAGACTTTGGAACAGTCTGTTGGTATCACGATGAATTCACAATTGAATGTAGAAAAGATATTGCATCTAGAGTTGGAGAGCTGGCAGAACAGTCTATTGCTTGGGCAGGAAGACATTTCAACATACCTTGCCCGCACATTGGACAAGCAGCTATTGGGGAGAATTGGTATGACATTCACTGAGAGACACAGTAAAAGTTTTGAATTTGGCTACCAAACAGCACTGTGCTGCGAAATATGCGGAGCTAGTCCCGCAGAGACAGAGCCTCGTTTCGGATACACTTCGTGTGTACGTCACAGTAAACTGAGCCCTGTTGAATTTAGGGAGAAAGCAGAATCAATCAAAACGGGAGAAAATCATGGGACGAATTAAGGATATTGATATTGAGATTACGGATTTGTTAGAGGAAAGCGAGAAACTTCGTAATCTAATTAGTGTTCTTGAAGATCAAGAAGCAGTTATTGCTAATAAGATTATGATTAAGCGTAAGCAAGTTGAAACACAAATGCAGTTTAATTTTGAACAGGAGAGTGTATAATGTTTGGTGATTTATTTAAGGCTGTTGTAGGTGTTATTACTGTTCCAGTAGCTATTGTAGCAGATGTAGTAACGCTTGGAGGGGTATTAACGGATAAAGGACAAACCTATACAGCAGATGCTGTTAGTGATGTGGTGAAAAATCTTGAAAACGCAACTAAACCTGATTAATACGGAGACTATATAAATGGCATTGAATGCAAGTAAGATTGAGAGCAAGGGTACTGGTGTGGAACAGAAGGATGTTGAGCCGGGGGTCTATCCTGCTCGTTTTGTTCAGATTATTGATTTTGGTGTGCAGGAACAACGCCCTTATATGGGAGAACCTAAGCCTCCTACACAGGAGATTGGCCTTACCTATGAGCTAGTAGATGAGTTTATGAAGGATAAGGAAGGAAAGGATCAGCTTGATAAGCCACGCTGGATTAGCGAGATTCTTCCTCTTCATAGTCTGCAAGCAGATAAGGCTAAGAGCACTCAGCGTTATAAGGCTGCTGATCCTAATAACCTCTATGGAGGAGACTTCGGACAGCTTCTTGAGACTCCAGTGAATGTCTCTATTGTTCATAATAAGCAGAAGGATAAGACTTGGGTTAATGTGGCTAACATCGCATCTATGCGCCCAAAGGATGCTGCGGCTTGTCCTCCTCTTGTCAATCCTCCTAAGCTATTTGATTTGGATCAACCAGACATGGCTGTGTTTGCTAAGTTTCCTCAGTGGATTCAAGATAAGCTTAAGAAGAATCTGAATTATCAGGGGAGTAAGCTACAAGCTGCTCTTGAAGGTAAAGCTCTTCCTGAACAGAAGAAAGTAGAAGCTGCTTCTGTTGTAGAAGATGACAGTGACAAGCCTTGGGATTAATTATGCAAAAAGGCATTTATTCCCAAGTTCCTGTTCTAGGCAGTCTATTAGAGATTGATCCTACACATCCACAGAAAGGGATTAAATACGACCAAGGGAAGCCCCGTCTAGGGCTTGTCCTTGGGGGTTTCTCTAGGGCTTTAGAGGAGGTCGGTCATGTAGGTACATTCGGAGCTAATAAGTATTGTGATAAGGGATGGCTAGAAGTTCCTAATGCTCTCGAACGTTATGAAGATGCTCTTCTTAGACATACTCTCGCTAACAAACGAGAAGCTTTTGACAGCGAATCTGGACTACTGCACCTCGCACATAGGGCTTGGAATGCTTTAGCTACTCTTGAACTTCTTCTTAGGGACAGAAAGGAGGACTGTCTATGAAACCACTTCTGGATGGCGACATCTTTCCTTTATGAAGTCGGCTTTGGAGCAGAGACAGGATGGAAAGCGCTTAAAGGATGGGAGAAAGGGATGGATGAAATCGACCCCCCTCCTTTTGATTACGTAGCTGAACTCCTGGATGCTAAGATTGCTTTAATCTGTGAGAGGGTGGGGGCTACACAACCCCCTACCATTTATATTTCTGGGAAAGGTAACTTCAGAGAGCAAATAGCTAAGAAAAAGGGGTATAAAGAGAACAGGGCCAACAGTGTTAAACCTTTTCACTACCCTAATATTAAGGCTTACCTCCAAACCAAATACGAATGCATTATCGTAGATGGGATGGAGGCAGATGATGCTATTTGTATTGAGCAAACGGATCGTGAAAAGTTTAAATCCCTCCCTTCAACTTGTGGGATTGAACCAATAGAAACGATTATTTGTACTAGAGATAAGGACCTGAGGCAATGTCCGGGATGGCATTACGGATGGGAACTGGGTAATCAACCTGAATTCGGCCCTGAATATGTAGAAGGATTTGGATATATCAAGCTTTCTAAAGACTGTAAGAAGCTCTCAGGAGTGGGGGAGAAGTTCTTCTACGCTCAACTCCTTATGGGTGACCCTACAGACAATATACCAGGAGTGCCTAAATTAGGGCCTAAGAAGGCTTTCGATATGCTGGTTGATACCCAGACAAAGGAGGAGGCCCACGAGGCCGTTGTAGAGGCTTATAGGGGCTTCTATGGGGATTCTTGGGAGGAAGAGATGATAGAACAAGGGCAACTTCTCTATATGGTGAGGGAGTTAGATGAAGAAGGTAAACCTGTGATGTGGGGGATGGAGGATGAAGACGTTTCTAATAGCTGATACACATTTTGGTCATCCTGCTATTGTTAGATTTACTAGGCCAGATGGGAGCAAGCTAAGACCGTGGGACAACATTCAAGAACATGATGAAGCACTTATCGATAACTGGAACAAAGTTGTAGGGGTTAACGATAAGGTTTATCATTTAGGGGATGTAGGGTTTAAAAATGCTACAACACTCTTATACCTTCTAAGCAGGCTGAACGGCACGAAAGTTCTTATCAAGGGAAACCATGATGTTCTAAAACTCTCTCAGTACGCACAGGCATTCAAAGATGTTCGAGCTTACCATAAATTGGATAAGTTCTTATTAGCACACATCCCAATCCATCCTGATAGCTTAGGGAGGTGGGGAGGACAAGTTCATGGTCATACGCATGCTAATTCTCTAGAGGATAAGAGGTATTTAAATGTGTCTTGTGAACAAATAGGCTATACCCCTATCGATTTCGAGGAGGTGAGAGAGTATTTCAAACAACTACAATGATGGAAAATGGACAGTAAGTAGGTTTAATAGCTTCATTAAGAGTGCTTTGAGGAGCGCGTCTCAGAGATGGCCTCCAAAGTACACTGCTCTAAATGAATCTAAAGTAGGAAAGAAGGTTAATTGGAAGACGGGAAGAGTAGCAGAGCATTACAGGTGTAGTGAATGCAAGGGAGATTTTCCAGCAAAGGATGTGCAGGTGGATCATATTGAACCTGTCATCAACCCAACTGAGGGTTTTACTACTTGGGATGAAGTGATAAAAAGGATGTTTGTAGAGAAAGGGGGGTATCAAACCCTCTGCAAACAGTGCCATAATAAGAAAACACTTGTCGAGAGACAACACGCAAAGGAAATAAAAGATGCTAAAAGAACAAAATGAATTCCAAGGCTACACACTGTTCAACGATATTGAAGAAGCTGCATTACGTAATCGTAATCGTGGTGTTGTAATGAGTAATATGGCAGAATTCCATATGAAGGACAAGAAGATTAGCCCTAAAGGTGCACTATTGATTATTGGCTATATGAAGAGCGTTCCTGAGGTAGATCGTATTTCAGTGATGAAAGAGTTTTCAGAACAGATGGAACAACGGGGGTTCATGAAAATTGACGGTAAAGATTGAGTACATTGACGGTGCTATTGATATCCTTAGCTTTGTATCTTTATTACAAGCAGAAGCATATATTCAGTTAGAAGGAGAAAGTGTGTGGAGAGTTGATTATGAGTAAGTATTGGGTTGATCCCCCATCTGGCTGGTGCTTTGGTTTTCCAAAGGTATATGATACAGAATGCGGAGATATAGATCAATGGTTATTAGATTCTGGGTATCCTCAGAAGGAAATGGATAACTGGAAGAACGGTGTTCCATATAGAATGTGGGCCTATGAGGAGAAAGAAGGTGTTTCTTAATGAGTAAGATTCTAGTTATCCCTGATTGTCAAGTAAAAGCAGATGTTGATGTTAGTCATCTGAATTGGATCGGAAAGCTGATTGCAGATAAGCAGCCAGATGTCATTGTGCAGATTGGTGATTTTGCAGACATGCCCTCTCTTAGTTCTTACGATGTAGGTAAGAAAACTTTTGAAGGGAGACGATATCGAAACGATGTCGAAGCGGTCCTTGATGCCCAAGCTGTTCTTCTGTTTCCTTTGAGAATTCTACAATCAAAGCAAAAGCAGAATAAACAGAAGATGTATAGCCCACGAATGATTATGACTTTAGGAAATCACGATGAACGTATCAACCGTGCAGTTAATGATGACGCTAAACTTGACGGCACTATTAGCATTAGCGATTTACAATATGAGCAATTTGGATGGGAGGTTTATCCCTTCTTGGATGTGGTTGAGGTTGATGGTGTTTGCTTCAGTCACTATTTCACTTCTGGTGTTGCAGGGCGTCCTGTTACTAGCCCAAACACTTTAATCACTAAGAAGCATGTAAGCTGCGTTATGGGGCACGTACAACAAGATGGAATTGCCTCTCAATATACCGCTCAAGGGAAGCGTATTACAGGGTTGTTTGCAGGAGCTTGTTATCTTCATGATGAAGAGTATATGGGGCCACAGGGTAACATCCACTGGAGAGGGGTATGGATTCTGAATGATGTACATGAAGGGGAGTTCGAGCCTCTTCAACTTTCATTAAAATATCTGGAGAAGAAGTATGGCTGAGCCACGAATGAACGCGCTCTTCAACTGTAAGAATCCTTATCAGGGGAAGTTTCCTAGAGCATTATGTCTTTGTTCCGCGGGTCTGTTAAGAAGCCCCACCCTCGCTTATGTATTATCTAATAAAGGCTATAATACACGAGCAGCAGGTGTTCACGACTACGCTTTAATTCCTGTAGACCAAGTGCTGATGAAGTGGGCAGATGTTGTTTTCTGTGTTGAGCCATATATTGAAGAGGTGTTGTCCGCACAATTTGATCTTACAGATAAGAAAGTGGTTGTATTAAATATTCCGGATGTTTATGCATTCAGGGATGAAAAATTAATTGAAATTATTGAAAAACAACTTGGAGAGAAGAATGGAATTTGATGTTACGAAAGAAGAAGCTGTATTTATTATCAACACCCTCGGTAGCCTTGCTACGCAAGCTGGAGCTTTCCCTCTTTGGGTGAAGCTTCAGCAACAATATAATAACCCTCCGGCACCTGCCGTAGAAGAAGTTCAACCTGTTAAGAAAGATAAATAACATGCCTGCTATCCTGTTCCCCCTATTAAAAACTGCACTCTCTGCATTCTTTTTGAAGCTCGTTGGGGCTTCTGTTTCCGAGAAGGTTGTGGCTGACTTGTTCTTTGCTCTAGCAGATTGGCTTGCTAAGCATACGGATAATGCTCTTGATGATAAAGCCGTTGAGCAAATTCGTAAGGCTTATAACGGAGACTAATTCTCTTGCAAAAGAAAAAGAATTTCCGAGAGCAAGAGTCTGAGAAGGTTCACGGGAAGCTTGCTTATAGGAAGCGTAAAGAAGAAGA